TTAATTTTCCTCCTATGACAGCGAAATACTTATATGAGAGATTTACAGATGATATACAATCACAAGAAACTATCAAGATCTTCGACCCCAGTTCAGGATGGGGTGGTAGAATTCTTGGCGCTATGTCTTGTCGGGATAATCGTAACATTCACTACATTGGTACTGATCCCAATCCTGACAATTTCTTTGATGGTGGCGGTTCTAAATATTCTTCTGTCGCTGATTTTTACAATACTGAAACGTACAGGGGTAATGCGTTCTTCAGTTCAACAAACAGCTACGAGATTTACCAGCTAGGTTCTGAAGAAATTCAGCATGACGAAAACTTTCATAAACATAAAGGATCAGTTGATCTAATATTCACTTCTCCACCATACTTCAATAGAGAAGCCTACAGCGAAGATGAAAATCAATCCTACAAAAAGTACGGCTCTTCCTATGAGTCATGGAGAGATGGATTTCTTAGACCAACTTTGAAAACTTGTGTTGACTGGCTAGGGAGTGATAGGTATCTTCTGTGGAATGTGGCAGATATTAAGGTCAAAAATAATTACTTGCCACTAGAAGAAGATTCTAAAAGCATACTTGAAGAATGTGGTATGGTATTCAAATACACACTGAAGATGGCAATGGAATCTATGCCAGGTCAAAACCGAGTCGATGAGAATGGAATACCGAAGTGTAAGAATTACTGTAGAGTGAATGGCAGATATATGAAGTACGAACCTGTTTTTGTTTTTTGGAAACCTTAGATGGTCAGTTGCTTTTTTTGAGATATCGTGTATACTATAGACATGAAGAAAACAGAAACAGAATTCAATAGTGGGGTAAATCCCAAGTCCAGTGTGTCATATGAAAAGTATTTGGCTGCGGGACTTGAGATGATTCACCCCAAAGATCTGACATATAGAGCATATAAGTTGGCTCCAGCAGAGGAATATCCATCATTCATTCGTGGAAAGGATCTCCGTATTGCTTTCTTTATTAAGAACAAACCTGTGATGACTTCTGATGGTAGACCATACGAGTTTATTGTCGAGGTTAATTTCTGGACTTCGAAAAACACAAATAAAGAAGACAGAGAATATATGAGAGGTTTTGCAGATTTCCATCTTAAGACTTTCTATGCTGCCAAAAAGACAAAGAAGAAAGTTGTAAAGAGAAGAAAGAAAACTGTAAAGAAGGTTGGATCAACCCAACGTGATTTTGACAAGATGAAAACTAAATGAAAGGAATTGATTTTATTGGTGTCCTGTAATGAGCAAGAAAATAAAAAACAGATACAGTAGTGAATATGATGATGATGAATACGGAGACTTTCGTAAACCTAATAGGAAGTCAAAACGGAAGCAGGAGAAAGAAGTGCTTCGTGATTTCACCAACACACTACAAGACAATGAAATCGATTATGATGAGTATATGGATTACCTTGAACATGGAGATAATTAAATGACAGTCGCACAGCGAGTAACACTATCGGATACCACCCTCGGAATTCTTAAGAATTTCTCTGGTATCAATTCAAACATCTTGATCAGACCTGGGAATGTTCTCAAGACTGTTTCTCCCATGAAGAATATCATGGGTTCTGCTACGATTGAAGAAACCTTTGATCGTGAAATTGCTATCTGGGATCTTAATCAGTTCCTTGGTACTGTGTCATTGTTCGACAAGCCTGACTTCGAATTCGAAGACAAGTTTGTTACCATCTATGGCGAGAAGGGTGCTAGTGTTCAGTATTTTTACTCTGCACCAAATCTTATTACCACGGTGAACAAGGACATTGAGATGCCTGACATCGCAGTGAGTTTTGAATTGAAGCAGAAGCAACTGCATGAAATTCAGAAAGCATCTTCTGTTCTAGGTGTTCCTGATCTTTGTGTCAGATCAAACGGAGAAAATATTGAGATGGTTGCTATTGACAAGAAAGTCAGTAGCTCAAACTCATACTCAATCGATCTGGGTGAGAACCATTCTTCTGGTGGGGCTGATTTCAAGTTCTACTTCAAGGTAGAGAATCTCAAGATGGTTTCTGGTGACTACACCGTTAACATCTCGGAGAAGGTAGTAAGTGAATTTGTAAACACATCAGTTGATGTGACTTACTACATCGCACTCGAATCTGATTCCGTTTACACTAAATGAGGTGACTGATGCAAGAGTATTTGTGGGTTGAAAAGTACAGACCCCATAAAATTGACGACTGCATTCTACCAAGTGGTATCAAGGAAACGTTCGAACAGATGGTGGATTCTGGTGAGAGTCAGAATCTACTTCTGTGCGGTGGACCTGGGTGTGGTAAGACGACAGTCGCAAAGGCACTATGTAATGAATTGGAAACAGAGTTCCTTTTGATTAACTGTTCTGAAGATGGGAACATCGATACCCTCAGAACTACAATTCGAAACTTTGCAAGCACGGTATCAATGAGTGGTAGTAAGAAAGTTGTTATCCTAGATGAGTTTGACTACAGTAATGCACAGTCAACTCAACCTGCTCTTCGTGGATTCATTGAAGAGTTCAGTAAGAACTGTAGGTTCATTCTTACTTGTAATTACAAGAATAGAATCATCGAGCCAATTCATTCTCGATGTACGGTTATTGAGTTTAAGATTCCAAAGGATGATAAACCCAAGATGGCTATGGGTGTTCTTCAGAGGATTAAAACAATCCTCGACAGAGAGAATATTACTTACGAAGAGAATGTGTTGATTCAACTTGTGATGAAGCATTTCCCTGACATCCGCAGAGTTCTTAATGAGCTTCAACGATACTCCATCAGTGGAAAAATTGATGTTGGGATTCTTACACAACTAGGTGAGATCAATCTGAAGGAACTCGTTTCTTCTATGAAAATAAAGGAGTTCACCAAAGTTCGCTCATGGGTGGTTGATCATATGGACAACGATCCAACGCATATTTTTAGAACCATTTATGATGGTTTGTATGACAGTCTCAAGACACATTCTGTTCCCGAGGCTATTCTAGTTTTAGCTGATTATCAATACAAGTCTGCGTTTGTTGCAGATCAAGAAATTAACATGGTCTCTTGTTTGACCGAAATTATGATGAGGTGCGAATTCAAATGACACGAGCTTTTTATCCAAGCAGAGCAAAAGTTGCTATTTTACCCAAAGTAAAAGGTGGTGAAACCACAACCGCAGAGGGTATTATTTACACAGAGAACGACAATCAAATTTACATCGAAGGTAAAGTTGCTTCGATTGGACTCCCAAGTGTAGACTCTAGTGGTAATGAACATCTACCTTCATGCAATGTGGGTGATATTGTATATTACGACAGACAACGTGCCAATACAGTTGAAGGTCTAGACATAATTCCGTTCGATGCGATACTGGGAGTTATAGATGAATCTGGGTGAGATTCTATCTTCTATCAATCACAACAAGGAAAATATTCTGCGTGAGCGGGATGAGCGTGAGGAAAAGCAGTACGCTCCTTACGTTATCAATAGGTGTCTTTCCTACTTCCCAGATACAATCTTTCTTGTCAACTCGATGAACTGTATCCCTAACGTTGACAAGCGTATGCATTATGAGTTCCTTCTTACTTCAGTTCGGAAACGTAAACGTTTTAGTAAGTGGTTGAAGAAAGAACAGGATGAGCGACTTGATTGGATCAAGGAGTATTACAATCTTTCTGATAAGAAGGCTAGGGAATATATTTCTTTCCTGACGGATGAGCAGATAGAAGATATCAAGTCTAGGACAACATACGGGGATAAAAATAAGTAAATCATACATACAAGGATAGTATGGAGGTTTACTATGGAACATATAGAATTATCAATAAATGATTTACTTGAAGTGACACTAAAGCAAGACGACGATTTCCTAAAGGTAAAAGAAACCTTGACTCGTATAGGAGTTTCCTCTCGAAGAGAGAACAAGCTCTATCAGTCTTGTCATATACTACACAAACGAGGTAAATACTATATCGTTCATTTCAAAGAACTCTTTGCTCTTGATGGTCTTCCTACAGACATCAGCGAAACTGATCTCGGTAGACGAAATGCAATAGCAAATCTTTTAGATGAATGGGAACTTTTAGAAGTAGTGGATATAGAAAAGACAGAAAATCCCAGAGTTTCACTTGCACAAATTAAAATTTTATCATATAATGACAAAAAGGATTGGGAACTTATACCTAAGTACCATATCGGAAGGAGACGATGAATGGCTGATATTGTGATTAAGATGGCGACTCGTGAAAGACCAGACAAGTTCAAGAAAACTCTACAAAAGCACATAGACTACCTATCAGGAAAACATAACGTTCGATTCATTATTACAATGGATGATGACGATGGTAGTATGAACACCGATGACATGAGAGAGTGGTTAGACTCTCGTGGTGTTCCCGTTAAGTATAATTACGGTGAGTCAAAAACTAAGATAGAAGCCTGTAACGCAGATCTAGAAAATGAAACTGGAGACATACTCGTTCTCAGTAGTGATGACATGATCCCTTGTCTCGAAGGATACGACGACATTATCTCACAATCATTTGATCAATGTTTTCCAGACTACGTTGGAGCAGTAAAGTTTAACGATGGTCTTAGACCAGCAGATGATCTTCTTATGACATTACCTGTCATGGGATTTCCTTTATATGAAGCTATTGGGTATCTCTATCACCCAGATTATACCTCAATATATTGTGACAATGAAATGACTTCGGTTTGTGCTAAACTAAATAAGTTAGCTATCTCACCTGCTTGTTTGATTCGTCATGAATGGATACAAGGAAATCACCCAGATGCAGACAAATTGCATCAAAGGAATGAGGGTGATGCCATGTACAAGAAAGATGGCGCTGTTTATAATGAAAGAATGAAAATCGATTTTGAAGTCGATAAAGTGAAAGAACGTCTAAATGAAAGTGGATACGCCCTCGCTCCAAGTAATTAGCTTTGCTTTATGGGAAAATGAACCTCGATATGTAGAGGGTGCTTTCCGTAATATAGAGTTAGCAAAAACGATATACCCAGATTGGGTCTGTCGAATTTTTGTTTCTTCGCAGTTAATACCAGAAGACATCATAGTCAGATTTAAAGAACATGATAATGTTGATGTTGTTCTTGTCGATGAAGAACCTATGGACGGTTCTCTCTGGAGGTTCTGGGTTGCTGATGATCCTTCTGTAGAATTATTTGTTGTTAGAGATACTGATTGTAGACTGTCGATCCGAGAAAAAGAAGCTGTCGATGAATGGATTGAATCTGGTAAGGAATTTCATGTGATGAGAGATCATCCATTTCAAATGTCCCCGATAGTTCCTAATCTCTGGGGTATGCGTGTGGGTAATTTTAAAGACATGAGAGTAAAGACTACAAGATTTGTAGAAGGAAATTATTATAAGAGACGAGGGGGGTTAGCGGAGGCATTTATATGGGGTACTATTTGGCCTTTAGCTCAATCAAATTCTTTTATACATGATCCTTACTTCTCCGAGGATTGTCATTTTCCTGTCCCAGAGAGAGATGTTGATGAGCTTTGTTGGTTCGTTGGTGAAAAATTCGATCAGGAAGATAACCATACCCCACACAGAAGAAGTCTTTTAAAAATGGACAGAAAGGTATATTGATTATGAAGACATACTGTACATTATCTGACATGAATTATTTGAAACAGGGAAAGGCATTATTTCGATCACTATGTGATACTTCATCGGAAACCTTTGTTTTATATTATCTTTGTTTAGATAAACAAACATATGAAGCCGTATTAGAATATGACTCTAGAATCATCCCAGTTCTTCTGGATGAATTAGAGGATGGAAATGAAAAGCTCGCTTCTTTTAAAGACTTCAGTCCATACAATGCTTTTTGTTGGTCACTTGCTTCTACCTTCTGTCTCTATCTTTTGGAGGAGAAAAAAGTAGAGTCGATCATGTACATCGATTCAGATATTTATTTCTATCAGGATATCAAATTAGTTTACGATGAAATTGGGAACAAGGGTGTAGGTATCATCAGACACAGACACAACACATCCCTGTCTCCTGATGGTGAATACAATGTCGGAATTATTTACTTCAAGAATGATGAAGCTGCTATTGAATGTCTTCGTTGGTGGAATGATGCAGTTCTTCTTGGAACCACCCCAGAACTCTCTACGTGTGGGGATCAAAAATACCTAGAAGGATTCCTTCCTAGATTTGGTGATGCTATCTGTGTCATAGATGAAACTATCGCACATGGCGCACCTTGGAACTTTAGACTTTATGTTTATGATCATATAGATGAGGGTAAAGTTATATGGGGAAACAAAGTTCAACCACTAGTTTTCAACCACTTCTCCAAGTTTGGATATGCAGAAGATGGCAGAATTTGGCCTGACAAAAACTGTTACACACCACATACGATGAATGGTGCTGTGTATATGTTACCAGCAGTGCAAAAATTTTATACTGATTATCATGAAGCATTGGAGAAGATTGTATGAAAATTTTAAAGCCCCTCAAGTATAAAGACGAACTGCTAGTAGGATCTCATTGTGGTGATACGTTCCGTGAGTTGGTTGACTTGTGGGAGGAAGCAGGATATTGTACAGTAGAGAATAGCCCAAATGATTTTGTCTGGGTTGATAAGGTGGGAGGAACTATTCTTTATGACTACCCTCGTATCGATGACAGACAAATTCCACCATTCGAACATGGTGTGTTTGGTAACTTTGTTCCAGATCATGAGCGTTGCGTCCCTTGGACTTTTTGGGCTAGGGCCCCTAGACTACTTGAATCTACTAGACAACGTGGAATTAAAACCTATGAAGAACGTGATATTGAATCTATCTTCTTGGGTAAGATAGAGAACGGTATCCAAAACGAAAACAGAAAAAACCAAGACTGGTCTACTGCTGGTGTTGAGTTGTTTAATTGTCCAGTTGATAAGCCAGGACCAGATTACTACCGATACACTCAACAAGAATATTTGGATCTGGTTGGAAGATCTAAGTTTGGTTTGTGTCTTGCTGGATATGGTCCAAAGTGCAATAGAGAAATTGAACTTCTTGGTTTGGGATCCGTCCCAATCTTTGCTCCCGAAGTGGACAATACTTATCACGAACCATTGGTAGAGGGATTGCATTTCTTGCGTGTTGATAGTCCAGAGCAAGTTAAAGAAAAGATTGACTCTACCACAAAGGAACAATGGATTGAGATGCACGAAGCAGGACAAGATTGGTTTGACAGGAATGCCTCCGTTCATGGCTCGTTTAACCTTACTAAGAAAATTGTAGAAGGATTAAAGTAATGAGCATACCTGTAGTATTCTTACATGTCGGTGCTAATAGCCCTGTGCTAGAAAAGGTTATTAAGCAGGCGAGTAAACAAAATGAAGTGATCCTTATAGGGGACTCTAACACTGTACACTTGCGGGATGAGTGTGGTATTGGTTTCGTGGACATACAGAAAGTAGTGGATGAAGACTTTGTGCTTTTTGACAAGCTCTATGATCACCTAAGTACAAATCCAGAGTTTATAGAAAAGTTTTGTTTCCTTAGATGGTTCGCTGTTAGAACCATGATGGAACGAGCTAATCTTGATCGAATCTTTTATGCAGATTCTGATGTCATGTTGTATTGTGATGTCACAGAAGAGAACAAGAAATTCCAGCAGTTTGATATGACACTGGTGCATAGATGCTGTGGTTCAACCTCCTTCATGTCTAAAGAATCATTGGCTACTTTTTGTGATTATATATTGGACATATACAAGGAGAAAGAAGGATTTGCTTACGGTGATCTCCTTAATAAATTCTCAAACATGAGAAAGCATAATAAAGATGGTGGTGTTTGTGATATGACACTACTAGATCGATTTCACTATGAAGATTCAAAGGGTGGTGGACCATGTAGAATTGGTGAGATGACTCACGTCATAGAAGAATCAACCTATGATCACAACATAAATACTGATGAGGGTATATACGATCACGATGGTCGTTCTAAAAATATAGTATGGAAAGATGGTAATCCATATTGCTACAACAAAAATCTAAAGAGAGAAATTAGATTTAATGCCCTGCACTATCAAGGACCAGCAAAACAACTTCTTTTTGATTGAGACTAAATTATGAATGATGTGAACCTAAATAATGCTTGGAAAAATAAAAAAGTTTTTGAAAAACAATTGAAGTGTAATATTTCTGAGTTGTCCTCTAAGGATAACTATCCACCCCACTGGAATGCATCACTCGAATTGATTAGTCACCACGAACCAAAAACCATACTTGATATTGGTTGTGGATGTGGAGCTTTTTGTGAAGTTTGTTTCCGTAATATACCTAACTTGCTATACACGGGAATGGATTATTCCGAAGATGCAATACGAATAGCAAAAGAGAACTTCAACGATAGTGCCTTTTTTGTCAAGGACGTTATGGAACTGACAAAGGAAGATGTTGAAGAATATGATTTAGTATTCATGGGAGCTTTATTGGATGTTAGATCAGATGCTAATGAGATTCTTGAGCATGTCCTCTCCTTGAAGCCTAAATCCTTATTGTTGAGTAGAGTGAAATTGACAGAATCCGAAAGTTATATTGAAACCTATGAGGCTTATGATGAAATAGAAACTTGTGCGTTCTATCACAATGTTCAAAATTTTGTTGACATGTGTAAGCGTTACGGGTATGATATGGTAAATATTCAAGACAATTATTACTTGACTCTTGGGAATGAAGATGCTGACACAGAGTGAATCAAATGATTATATCAAGAACACAATACTTTCCGACAAGATTCTAAGCGCAGGTAAGATAGGAAACTCAGAAAGAATAGGTCTTATTCAATGCAGTCAAAATGCGTTGGATGATTATGGTGTGGAAAATTTACACTATAATGCAGGCGTATATCCACCTAACTCCAATTCTCTTTATGCTTTCTGTTCAGAGTATGTTAACTCAATAGGAAAGATAAATGTTTTTGCACAATGGATCGCTGATGGTTTGGGTGGGTTTGTAGAAGCACCCATAATAGATCAGTTGGCGCCAGACTCACAAAGAATTCATTCGCGGGCATTGGAACCTTTTTACCATGAAGATCCTTGGTCTTCTGCTTTGAAAGGTAAACGTGTTCTGGTTGTCAGTCCATTTGAGGATAGCATAAAGAAGCAGTATGATAAGCGTAAAGACTTGTGGGAAAACAAAAACATTCTTCCTGAGTTTGAATTGTTGACACTAAGAACACCCATGTCCGCTGGTATATCTGATCCAGAGTTTGATACTTGGTTTGATGGTTTGACATATTTCAAGGAGCAGATAAAAGACAAAGCTCCTGAATTTGTCATAGTTGGTGCGGGTGCATGGTCACTTCCGATTGTTGCATACTGTTCTGACTTAGGAATTGATGCGCTTCATATGGGTGGAGGTACTCAGATTTTATTTGGAATTAAAGGTAAACGCTGGGATAATCATGATGTAATTTCTACGTTCTATAATGAAGAATGGGTTCGTCCATCGGGGGATGAAGTTCCACAACGAATGAATAATATGAGAATAGATACAGGACACTATTGGTGAATATAAACTTATTTGAATTTGATGATCATGTAATTGATACTGCTGAGTTTGACCACTATCTTCATGGTGAAGTAGTTAAAGAATTTGAACAGGCGATTTGTGAGTATGTGGGTGCGAAATACGCAGCTTCTTTCTTCAGTGCATCATACGCTCTCTATTGTATAATGAAGAGTAGAGTGTGTACACCTTCAGTTCCTTTGATCATGAATCATACTGGTAGGTTCGCTCCCACTGTATCGGTCCCTTCTATGATTCCTCCTGTTGTTCCTAATGCAATACGATCAGTTGGTTACGATCTTGATTTTACAGATGACACTGCCTGGGTGGGTGGATCGTATCAACTATTAGAAAACGTAATTGACTCTGCTCAACGTTTGGACCGTAACCAGTATGTGAACGAATGTGCTGATGATGACCTGTTGGTGTTTTCTTTTTATCCGACAAAACCATTGTCTTCTCTGGATGGTGGGATTGTAGTCTCTAATAACAAAGAAAAGATTGATGATCTCAAGAGTCTAAGTTTTTATGGTATGGAGTACCATGAAGACTCGTGGAGTAGAAACCAAATACAGGTTGGATACAAGGCGTACTTGTCTACTATGCAAGCAACTATTGCACACAGAAATCTACAGAATCTAGATAAGAAGTATGAGATCATTGATTCGGTCAGAGATCAATACAACAAAGAGTTTGATCTAAACAACACAAGCCGACACCTATACCGAATAGAAGTTGATGACAACGAAAAAGCAATTAATCATTTCAAGGAAAGAGGCATTGTGTGTGGTATTCACTATGCTCCTCTACACAACAGTCCTGTATTTTCTACAGGTCAGAACTTACCATCTGTAGTAGCTGCCTCTGAGAAAACATTGTCAATTCCACTACATCACAAGTTGACATCATCCGATGTATCATATATAATTAAATCGGTGACGGATTATTGGAGATGATTTATTATGAAAAAAACAACTGTAGACGATGTTTTGTTTATAAACAACAAAACAATAATAGACGAATACGCTAGTCTGACCCCAATAGAAGGTGAGCGAGATGTTCCCTTTTCAATAAAAAGAATCTTTTATGTTAGTGGTGTTCGAGACAAAGCTACACGAGGCAAACATGCCCACTATAAAACAAAACAACTTCTTATCTGTTTGAATGGTAAGATTGACGTAATCTGTAAGGACGGGGAGCGCGAAGTCAGATACCTTCTGGAGTCACCTAAACAGGCTGTTCTTATCCCAGAAATGATTTGGGATGAACAGGTATATCAATCCGAAGATTCTCTTTTGCTCTCTATCTGTAATACCAACTATGACACCGAAGATTATATTCATAGTTTTGAAAAGTTTCAGGAACTAAAGTCTAAGTGAATACTGATATAAAAACATGTGCAGTGATAGGAAACGCTCCTAGTATATTAGAACAAGAGTATGGAGAAGAGATTGATTCCCATGACATTGTTATTCGATGCAATAGATCGATAGTTGATGGGTACGAAAAATTCGTAGGATCAAAAACAAACCTTCGACTGTTGAATTGTCATCTATTTTATGAAATTTGTAATAAAAAAGTTCCTGAATTTAATAAAGTATTTTCTAAAATAGAAACAACTTCTTTAAATGAGATTATAAAACCAGACGAACTTTTGGTGTTGAAGGATGATATGATTTGTTCAGAAATGTTGAAAAGAAATACCGAAGTGGAAGAACTTTTGCAGAATCGATGGGAGATGAATAACAGCGTATGCTCTATAAATTTACCTTACATCACAGATCAATCTAATTTAACTGCAAGAGCTTCTGCTGGAGCAGTTGCTATTGCATTGTGTAGAGCATGGTTTCCGCTTGCAACTGTAAACTGTTATGGGTTTTCTTTTTATCAAGAAAATAAGGATTGTTCTCATTATTATGAGAGCGTTGCTCCTAAAACATTGGGTCATGATTATGACAGTGAGAGAAAAATTCTTTTATCTTTAGATAGGGTTAGTTTTAAATGACATATTATATTTTCGAAATGGCAAATAATCATCAAGGTAATGTAGATCATGCTAAGACTATAATTGATAGTTTTTCTGATTTGGCTATTGCTAAAAATGTAAATGCTGCAATAAAGTTTCAGTTTAGACAGCTTGATAGTTTTATTCATGATGATTATAAGAATTCAGATCTAAAATTCGTCGAAAGGTTTAACTCAACTAAGTTAGAAAAATCTGAATTTGCTGAATTGATTGATTATGCAAAACAAAAAGGATTGGATGTTGTTTCTACACCCTTCGATAATGAGTCATTGACTTGGTTTGATGAAATGAATATTGATGTTGTGAAAGTGGCAAGTTGTTCGGTTGATGATTGGCCTCTTTTGTTTGGTGTGCGATCCTTGGGTAAGAAGACTGTAATTTCAACAGCAGGTGCTTCTATCGACCATCTCAAAAAGGTATATGCGTTCTTTAAAAATGAGAAAGTTAATATCGCGTTTATGCATTGTGTTGGTGAATATCCAACACCATCAGAGCATTCAAATTTAAATAGAATACTTTTACTCAAAGAAACTTTTCCAGATGTTGAGATTGGATTTTCGACACACGAATCTCCTTTAGATGATACTAGCTGTGATTATGCTGTTGCTATGGGATGTACGATCATCGAAAAACATGTTGGAGTTGAAACCGAAGCCATCAAGTTGAATGCGTATTCTTGTACACCAGATCAAATGGAAATTGTGATTGATAAAATCAAATCACTTGATGAATGTAGAAATGGTGTAAGTGCTAATGAAAATGACACTCTTAGAGATTTGAAGAGAGGTGTTTATCTCAAAGTTGATAAGAAGGAGGGAGATGTTATTGGTATTGATGATGTTTACTTTGCAATGCCGATTCAGGATTCTCAATATGATGCTTCTCATGTTTGTGGTGAATGGGGTTGGGTTCGTAGAGTTGACAACTTGATAGGAACAGTCTTAACTAAAGATAAGGAAAAGAAAGATCCTATCCTGACAGGTGACGTATACTTTGTAAAAGCAGATAACCCAGCAATAAAAGATATAAAACAAAAAGTTAACTTGATTTTAAACAAATCTAATGTTACAATAACCAAGAAGGATTCCGTTGAGATATCTTGCCACTACGGTATTGAAAATTTTGGAGAAACTGGTGCGGTTATTATCGATAAAGTGAACAGAGAATATTGTAAGAAAATTATAGTTGTTCTTCCAGGTCAGAATCATCCCACACACTATCATAAAATTAAAGAAGAGTGTTTTGAATTACTGCATGGTGATTGTACTTTGATTTTGAGCAATAAAAAAATTGAATTGCAAAAAGGGTTGCCAATATTAATAGCGAGAGGTATTCCACATTCCTTTTCCAGTAAAAGTGGATGTGTTATAGAAGAAGTTTCAACAACCCATGTAGTGGGCGATTCCGTTTATGATGACGTTAGTATTAATAATCTTCCGATTGAAGAAAGAAAAGTAAAGGTAAAACTACATGATTGATTTGAACAGCATTAAAGAAAAAATAGTGGGTCCTGTTTTTCCAATTATTACACCATTTTTAGATAACGATAATAATGACATCGATTATGATTCGTTGGAAAGTTATATAAAATTCTTATATGCAAATGGTGCAAGAGTTTTTTATGTAATGACATACAACGGAAGATTTAGCCTTCTTTCTTGGGAAGAAATGAAAGACGTAAATGAATTTGTCACTAGGAAAGTGAAGAGCATTGACGACGATTGTGTTGTTATTGTCGCAGATCCAATGACAAACCCAACCAGTGTTAGTGTTGATTTTGCAAAACACGCAGAAGAAATCGGCGCCGATGTTATCAGTTTAATTTTCATGGAACGTTATCACTTCGATGATCAAGTTTATGATCATTTTAAAACTGTCGCAGACAGCACCAACATTGGAATACTTATTCATGAACAAAACCTTGATAGTATCAGGGGTAGTATTAGGTATCCATTGGAATTGTTAGACAGGTTAGCTGACATTGAGAATGTCATTGCTTTGAAGGAAGACAGTAAAGATGCTTTATTTTCTGAGAAAATTATTGATCTTCTATCCGATAGGTTGAATATTGTAATTTCTGGACGAGGAAAGAGACAATTTATACATTTCAATAATATGGGATGTCAGTCACATTTGGTAGGTGTTGGAAGTTTTGCCCCAGAATTATCTGTAAAATTTCATGAAGCATATAACGCTAATGATATGAAAACTTGTTGGGGAATCATAAACGAAATAGAAAGACCTTTCTTTGATATTGGAATGAAATATGGATGGCATCCAGTTCTAAAGTCAGCGATGGAAGAGTTTGGTTTGATGTCTAGAGTTGAACGCGCACCTCTGTGTAAATTACCAAATGATCAGCATGAAGAAGTTCTTTCTGTTCTGTCTCAAATGAAAAATTCTAAGTACTGGACCGCAGATAAAACTTTATATGTAAATTCTTTTGATGGAGTTGTGGATTGAAAAACATAGCAGTGATACCAGCGAGAGGTGGCTCTACTCGCTTAAAGGATAAAAACATACACCCACTTGGGGGAAAGCCTTTAATTAGGTGGATAACAGAGACTGTTTTAAACTCAGGTGTTTTCGATGAGGTTGTGGTTTCTACTGACTCTGATGGAATCTTTGATGTAGTGTCCAATCTTGGTGTGTTGAGACATGATAGACCGCAAGAACATGCTACTACAAAAGCTACTGTGTTGGATGCCATGTTAGATTTAATGAAACACTCTAGTGGGTATGATACGTTTTCTTTTTTCTTACCAACACATTGTGCTTTTATAGATCCAAATGATATTCGTGTAGGCATGGATAAGCTAAAAAATAAAAATGTTGACACGGTTGTTGGTATGACAAAAATGACAGAAACAATTCAATTGGCATGTCAGATGAGTGAGGATTGCGTTCTTCCCGTCTTTGATAATCTAGAATGTGGAATGACAAATAGTAAATATATTAAGAGTTATTATAAGCCAGCAGGATTTTACATGGGGAAGTGGAATCATATTCTAACTAGTAAGAATTTTTTCAAGGGTAATGTCAAAGGAGTTATCATACCCAAGGAAAGATCTATTGACATAGATGATATACATGACATGAACGTAGCAGAAAATATTTTGACGATTGGATAATAACATGACAAATACTATAGACGATATTTCTAAAACATTGATAGATAAGGGAATTTACATTTTCCCACAACCCGTTGCCACACCCGAACAGATTCAAGAGATGATTGATATCCAAGAGAAGAATCTAGGACCTGATGATGGTTCCTATGAGTTTGGTAGATCAGGAAGAATTGGATCACTCAACAGGTGGGGAGGTACAGCAATTCATGATGTGTTTGCAAAGAACGTTGTGATAGAAACTGCAAACACATTTATGACTGAGGAGATGGGTGGTTCTCCACAGTTCAATGAGTTTCACATTACTCACGATTACAGATCAGATCAAGGACTTGCTAGGAACGGACATCTACACTTTGATCGTCTCGGCACCTTTAAGTTCTTCATGTACCTTACCGACTGCGATAGGAGCAGCGGAGCTTTCTCCTATATTCCTGATTCCTACACGCTAGGTAAAGAACTACGAGAAAAAGCATGGGAAGAAACTTCTGACTATGGTGGTGCAAAGAATCGCTTGGAACTTGACTATCCTGATCTTGGATATAAAGCCAAAAATGCAGTTCCCATCGAGGGACCAGCGGGAACACTGTTTGCTTTCCATAGTGATGTGTTCCACATGGGGGGATCTGTGGACGAAGGAAAAGAGAGAAGAGTTATTCGATTCCATCTAGACACGAAATCAAGATAATGGAGATGTAGATGAACAAGAGAGAGTTTTTAGATTTAGGAAAACAACCTATTGCCAATGGTTTTTTGTATGAGAATGAATTCGATAAGGAATTCTTTTACGATTTAAATGTAGCTATTGACAGGGACACACACTTGATAACGCATGTGGATTACGTCAAACCAGAGTTGATGTTCAATGACACATATGCTTATCGTGGTTCGATGTCTCTTACAATGAGAAAACATTTTGCCGAGCTTAGTGAAAGTCTAAAGAAAACTCTTCCTAGTAAGCCAAAGATTCTAGAGATAGGAAGTAACGATGGTGTGTTCATTAAGAACTGGGACAAGGAAACAACCATTGCGGTTGAACCTTGTTCTAATTTTGCCAAAGAGACTAATGATCTTGGATACAAAACCTATGACGGTTTCTGGACAACTGAATTAGCAGAAACTATTCTAGAAGAAAACGGTAAGGTAGACTTGGTGTTTGCGGCTAATTGCATGTGTCACATTCCAGATCTAGATCAGACGTTCTCTGCTGTTGAAAGTATTCTCACTGACGATGGTTTCTTTGTGTTTGAGGACCCTTCGTTGTCTAAGATGATCAATGAAAATTCATTCGATCAGATCTATGATGAACATCCCCATATCTTTTCTGTGATAGCACTTAAGAGTTTTCTAGAAAGAAACGGGTTGGTTATTGTTAGGGTTGACAACATCTCCGTTCATGGTGGTTCAAATAGAATTTGGGCGCAAAAAGAAAAAGCAGCCAAGCCAGACTCTAGCGTGGAACAAAACACTACACATGAAAAGATCATAGGACTTGATACATTTTGTACGTTTGATAGGTTTGCAGAAAATGTAGAGGACTGTAAAACTGATTTGCATAGACTCTTAACACGTTGTGCTGATCAAGGTAAGAAGGTAGTTAGTTATGGAGCAACATCCAAGTCCACCACGGTCTTCAATTACTGTGGTATTGGTCCTGATCTTATCCAGTATATAACTGACACTACACCAGAGAAGCAAAACAAATTTTCTCCTGGCGTACACATTCCAATTGTTTCTCCCGAAGGAAACTTCGACGACAGCGTGGACATTGCATTCTTGGGTGCATGGAATTTCGCAAAGGAGATTAAGAAGAAGGAAGAACTGTTCATAAATAGAGGCGGAAAGTTTATCAGTCATGTTCCTATTGTGAGATTTTTGTGATTAAAAAAACTAAAATAAATTCAATATCTGATATGCTTGGATGTAATATAAAAACTACGATGAGTATTTCAGAAGCACAAGAATCTCTTGTAGAATACTTAGTAAATAATAACATAGAAGGTGATATTGTTGAATTGGGATGTGGTAGAGGATCTAATACACACCAGTTTGCCAATAGTTTTAAAAACCATAATAGAAATAATATAATTTATGGGTTTGATACTTTTTGTGGTTATACTAAAACGGACTTAATTGAATGTCTCCGTGACGACCCTGTCCTGGCGCGGGGATATATACAGAATCAAACCTCTGAGCGATGGGTTGTCGATGAATCTATTGTAAAAACTAAGTTGAAAGATCTTGGATGTGATAATACAACAAAACTAATTAAGGGTGATATAAGCGAAACCACAAAAAAGTTTACACCCAAGAGCGGTAAAATATCAATGTTATACATTGATTGTAACATATATGGTGCCTCTAAATCTGGTATTGATAATTTAAAAAAATATTTTTCTGATGGTTGTTTGGTTGTTATAGATTCTGGTTTTTGCCAAGGTGAATTCATGGCCGACCGTCTCAAAGGAACGGGCACAGATGTTGATCCATTCGGGGTGATCACCGAGAAAGTTCTCGATCCGCTGGGCGGAGAACACAGGGCTTTGTATGAATATTCGGTCGAAAGTGGTAATGATTTATTTAGAACTTATTTTGGAAACTATATTAGTTATTTTGTTGAGGTTAAAAACATGAAAGAAAAACTTTTTGATATTAAGGAACTACCATCAATACAACAAATTCAATATAACGAAGACGATAGAGCGCAGCGTTGTCTCGATATATTTCCAGAAGCCAAGGAACAAATAAACATATCACATGTAAATTCAACGGATCATGTCGTAGCTTGGCATAAGCATAATATACAAACTGATTATTGGTATTGTATTAAAGGTTCTTTCAAGGTAGGACTATCTGATGGAAATGATGTTGTGTGGAAATATCTTTCCGATAGAAATAATAGAACCCTTAAAATCCCCCCAGGCATTTATCATGGGTATAAAGCATTAGAGCCAGGTTCGGCTCTTTTGTATTATCTTACTGAAAAGTATGATCCTAGTGATGAAATTCGTGCTAACGTTGGGGACTTTGGTGAAACATGGGAAACTGAGAACAAGTAATATTCTTATGCATAAGAACCTTTTAATTACAGGTGGTTGTGGTCATATCGGATCTGCGTTGGTTAGGGAATTATCCAAGAGCTATTCTGTGACTGTGGTTGATGACATGACAACCCAACGGTATTGTTCTTTGTTCAACATGGGACGATCGATAAAGTTTTTAGAAAAAGACATAGCCGAGTTAAATAAACAAGATCTTAACGACATAGATGTTGTGATTCACCTAGCTTCCATAACAGATGCAGCACGTAGTTTTGGCGATAAAGAGGAAGTTGAAAGAGTTAACTATACAAGCACAATCAAGTTGATGGATCTGTGTAAACTGACTAACTGTAAGTTCATTTTCCCTTCGTCTACCAGCATTTATGGTGTTGCTGCTGAAACTGTTTACGAGGATGATCCTTCTTTTGTTAATCCGCAGAGTCCCTATGCTGAATCCAAGATCAAAGGTGAAGACTATCTGAAAACATGTGGGTTGGACTATCTAATTCTTAGATTGGGAACAATCTTTGGTGGTAGTAGGGGTATGAGATTCCATACAGCAATTAACAAGTTTTGTTATCAGGCTTCTATAGAACAACCACTCACGATATGGAAAGAAAATTACGAACAGCATAGACCTTACTTGGGTCTGACTGATTGTATTTTTGCCATAACTCATTTTCTAAATAGTGATCATTGGGGACAAACGTTTAATGTATTGTCGGGAAATTGGAGGTTGTCTGATATTGTTGATATGATACAAGCCAAGACTGAGGTGTCTTTGAACATGGTAGATACGCCTTTACTCAACCAGTACTCCTATTTGGTGAGTAATCAAAAACTTCTTGAGACTGGGTTTTCTCCGATGGATGATCTTGAAGAAGAGATCGAAGACACTCTGGATATGCTGAGTAATTTAAAATGAAAAAACTTTTAATTTCTGGTGGTAATGGTAACTACGCCAAAGAAATAATAAAACAAAACACTGAGTATGAAGTGTATGCTCCTACACGAAGTGAAATGGATATCACAGATTTGGATGCTGTTAAAGAAGTGGTAAAGACATTCCAACCAGATATATTTTTACATCCAGCCGCTCTCACTAGACCTATGGTGGTGCATACTGAGAACCCTGAGTTGAGTATAAATTCTAATATCATAGGAACTTCTAACATTGTATTAGCATGTATAGAGAGTGGGATTAAGTTAGTTTATATCTCCACTGATTATGTTTACCCAGGCACTGCTGGTGACTATAAAGAAGAAGATCCATTATACCCTGTTAATTTTTATGCATGGTCAAAGTTGGGTGGTGAGTGTGCAGTTAGATTATATGAAAACAGTTTGATTCTTAGAGTTTGCATGACAGAAAGACCTTTTGTTCATAAGAAAGCTCTGGTGGATTCTTATAAAAGTTTGATGTATATCGAAGAAGCTGCTCACGTATCTCTGAAATTATTTAATGAGTTTGGTGTTATAAATGTAGGAGGAGATCCTACAAATTCATATGATTTTGTTCGAGAGAACGAAGGACTTTCTCCAGACAAAATTTATAGAGAAGATATACCAGAGTCGATGGCATCAAATAGTACCATGAATTTAGATCGTCTTAGGAATAGATTAAAGTTAAGTATAGGAATTAGAAGACATGAAAAATGATTTTAGCATACTGCTCGTACTGAAAGACAGACCTCAATATACCAAAAGGTTTATGAATTCACTTGTCGCAGACCTTTTCCCATTCAAGGTGTTGATCGCTGACGGAGGTAAGGATACCGACATACAACGGTTGTTCGAAGAAAATGCATGGCCTTCTATAGACTGTGAATACGTTCGATATCCCTATGATGCTACCCTCGATGATTTTTATGAAAAGATGGCAGATGCAACATCAAGAATACAAACAAAGTTTGTTTCGGTAATGGACAATGATGACTTTGTACTCACTGAGGGAATTGAAAAATGCTTAGAGATATTAAAAGATCTAAGATATAGTTCTGCTCGTGGGAGAATAGATGACATGTCGGGAAATAACATGTACACGAAGTTTCCTAATGACATCACTGGAGAAACTGTTCTGGATCGTGTCAGAGATCAGACAAAACATTTTCATTCAAACTGGCATAATATTACTAGAACTGAACATGTACAGGCGGGCTGGTCTCTGTTGAATATAACTAAACCAAAAAATTGGAGGTTCACAGAACAGGTCACATCATATCTAAATGTTATATGGGGGGATGGATATAGAGGGGACTTCCCTTGGGTGGTTCATGATTATGGGGAACGAATACAAACAGAAAATGGTTCGCTTCAAAACCACTTTCCAGATCAAGAGACATGGATCAAATCTGATTATTGGTTGCATGAATTTAACAAGATGACAGAAATTATGGGTGTAGCAATTTCGTACAAAGATAACATTTCTGTTGAGGATGCTATGAAAGAGTTCACAGAAATTTATCCAGACAAGCTACCAGACTTGGAACTTCTTTTAAATTCGAGAATTGCAAAAGCAAAGTCTATCGGGTATAATAAAGAACGGATAAAATTACTTTTCAAAACAATAGAAAGGTTTGACGTATGAGTAAAATTAATTTGGGTTGTGCATCGAACCCCCTTGATGAATATATTAATGTGGATATGGATACTCTCGAAGAGATGAGATTAAGATACCCACATAAATCATTTTCCGATGACTTGGTGATAAAACAATGGGACATCTTCAACCTACCAGTCGAAGACAACTCTGTGGATGAGATTAGAGCAGACTGTCTTTTTGAACACTTAGATTTTAAAGAAGAGAAAAAAATATTCCATGAGTGTAAACGAGTCTTGAAGGTTGGTGGAACCTTGAACCTAGCTGTTCCTGATGGAGAATCTGTTCTTAGGTCGTGGTTAGAAGCTGAGGACGATTGGAAAGACTGGTACAGAGATGACGATGCAGCGATCAAAGAAAAACATTGGTTTGGCACATATGAATATTCTTACACAAACAGATGGGGATATTTAACAGCGTGTCTTTTCGGTAGTCAAAACGGAGAGGGACAGTATCATAAAAATTGTTACACCACAGGAAAACTCCGAAACATATGCAAGCGATTGAATCTGGAAATTTTTCATGAAGAGTTGTTTGACTGGCCTAGTAGTGGAAACCTAGACAAAATTATAAGAATAAAGGCAAAGAAAATAAAATGAATATATTTGTTGACATTGATGAAACTATTTGCTTATCCCCAAAAGATAGAAATTATGCGAATGCAACTCCTATTACAGAGCGGATTGATAGAATCAATAAATTATATGATGAAGGAAATAGAATCGTTTATTGGACTGCACGAGGAACTGTCTCTGGTATTGACTGGAGAAACGTGACTATGGATCAGTTCGAGCAGTGGGGTGTTAAATATCACCAAGTTAAATTTAACAAACCAGCATATGATCTTTTCATAGACGACAAGAACATAAATTCCGACACATATTTTTCAGATAAATAGAAGAAACCCAATCACATTATGGAGTGAATATGAGCCTACCAAAAGTTACATTATGCATGATCGTCAAGAACGAAACTAAGATTATTAAAGAATGTCTTGAGTCTGTTTACAAGTACATCGACCGTTACGATATTACAGACACAGGTTCTACTGATGGAACCCAAGAACTAATCAAAGAATTCTTTGATGAGAAGGGTATTCCTGGCGAGGTGTATCAGAGTGATTGGAAAGGTTTCGGTGATCATGCTGGTAAAGAAGGTTCTCGAACCGAGTCTATCAGAAACTGTCATGGTAAAGCTGAGTACGGATGGGTAATTGATGCAGATGACTATATCCATGTTGGTTCTAGCGGGTTTAGTTGGCCTGAAGTTATGGATGCTACTTCTTACGTGCTGAGAATTCAGCGTGGTGATTTTGTTTGGTGGCGCAATCAGGTATTTAAGTTGGATGATAAAGTTAACTGGAGATATGTTGGTGTTCTCCACGAATATGCTGACTGTGATTTACAGGAAGACAGACGAACCATTAAGGTAGATGGTGATTACCATATCGTTGCTAGAACCGAGGGATCAGAACGAAACGAAGGAATCACCCCACAAGAAAAGTATGGTAAAGACGCTGATATATTGGTTGAAGCATTGAAAGATGAACCAGACAACCACCGATATCAGTTCTATCTTGGTCAAAGTTATTTTGATTCTCAGCAATGGGAAAAAGCATATGATGCATATGCAACGAGAGTAGCTGCTGGTGGTTGGGAAGAGGAACAGTGGTATTCTGCATATCGAATGGCGATAGTCTGTAGCATCCTAGAGAAACCTTGGCCTGAAACTGCACAGCACTATCTTCAAGCGTATAACATGAGACCAAGTAGAGCGGAACCTCTTTGGCAACTTGCAAGAATTCACAGACAAGAACGAGAAGAGCATAGGATTGCTTATCTCTACGCAAAGACTGCATGTGAAATTCAGTATCCAGAAAACGATATTCTTTTCATCTCGTCTGAGATCTATCAGTGGCAAGCACTTGATGAATTTGCTGCCGCTGCTTTCTACGCGCATGATTTTCTCCGAGGATATAACGCATGTAAATCTTTGATTGAAAATAAATATGTTCCTGATTCCGAAAAGGAACGTATTGCTAGAAATATGAAAACATACGAGCAAAAACTGATGGAACTCCAGCAGCAAAATCAGCAGATGCAAGAGGGTATGAAACAGCAAAATGAAGAACATAGACAAAAGTTGATACAGCAACGAAAGTCTATGGAAGCTAAGAAGAGAAAGAAAAAGAAGAACAAGAAATAAACATAAATAGAGTAAATGATTGAAGGGAAGTAATGTCAACAGGGCCTAATCAAATTTTACTTAAGAGAAGCGATTCACCAGGCGTAGAGCCTAGTGGATTGTCTTTTGGCGAACCAGCAGTAAATACTTCTGATGGTGTTTTGTTTTTGGATAAACAAACAAACGGAACTGTTGATGCTAATCACCACTGGAAATTTCATGGAACCACCAATGAAAGTATAGTAACTTCAGTCAACGGACGAACTGGTCCTGTTTTATTCAACGCAGGCACAAACGTCACACTTACTACGGGTGTAGGTGGAATAACTGTTGATGCTTTTGGTGCAGGTTCAAATGTAACCTCTTTCAATGGTATCACTGGTGCTGTTACTACGAGTGGCTTACATTTACACGTTACTGGTCTATCGGTAGATGTTGGTATTACGTTCAGTGATGGTACTACTATGTCAACTGCTTTTACCACCCCACTCAAGGGTAAACTAGATGCTATTGAAGCAAGTGCTGATGTCACTGATACAACCAATGTAACATCAGCAGGTGCATTAATGGATTCTGAACTTGCGTCTATTGCAAATGTCAAGGCATTAGATCAATCCGTTGTATCAGGTGCCAGTCCCACATTCGGCACAGCCAACTTTACTGACGCTTCTAATAAGCGGTTAATGACAGATGCACAGGAATCGAAGTTGGATGGTATTGAAGCAAGTGCAGATGTGACTGACACTGCTAATGTAACATCTGCTGGTGCATTAATGGATTCTGAACTTACATCTATTGCAAATGTGAAGGCATTAGATCAGTCGGTTGTGTCAGGTGCAAGTCCCACTTTCGGAACAGCTAACTTTACTGACGCTTCCAATAAGCGTTTGATGACAGACGCACAGGAATCGAAGTTAGATGGTATTGAAGCAAGTGCTGATGTAACTGACACTGCTAATGTAACATCTGCTGGTGCATTAATGGATTCTGAACTTACATCTATTGCAGATGTTAAAGCGTTAGATCAGTCAGTCGTGTCGGGAGCAAATCCTGTGTTTACCAATATCACCGCCATTGTTGGTATTAGTGTGGGTGCTGGTGGTCTTACGTTCAGTGATGGCACTACCATGTCAACTGCTATTAGAACAGATTCATATACAGGACAAATTGAAACTGCTGCGGATAAAACTTACACCCTTGATCCAAAGGTTGCAACAGCAAGGACAGTCACTGGATTCTTCATTAAGTCTGCATCTGGTACAGTGACCGCCACTCTCAAGAATGGTTCTGACACAATCAAAGCAGCAAGTGTAAGTTCTTCGAGTGGAGATCAATCGTCACTTGGAAACACTTCTGTTGCTGCTGACGCTGTTCTAACCATAGTAACTTCTAGTAACTCATCCGCTCTCGATGTTATCTTTAACGTGGAGTATACAGCAGCATTATGAGTCCTCATTGGTTATTCTTTCCTACACAGTCAACGGCTGCTCAGTACATCTATGAGGTTCAAACTGATAGAGCCGTAGTTCGTGGCGCACCTCAGACAGACAGAAGAAAAGAGGACAGCACAGGGACAGAAAGTGGTAGTCTAGCTGATCAATTTTCTCCTTTTGTTAACAATAGTCAATTTAGGTTGAGTAGTAATAGTATCATTCAATATAGGACCAATAATGATACGAGTACGGCAGGATTTGAAACCAAGGCTAATATCTCAAGTAATTTGACCTCCGCCACACTTA